TTCCGATGGTACTGATAAGCCAGATACGTTTAGTGCTGATGATATTTTAGGTAATAGACCAGATGATAATTCCGATGATGATTCCGATGGTTGGAAATTTGAAGAATTATTTTAATAATAAAAATATAATCATAAAATGACCCCACTGGGGTCATTTTCGTTTAAATAAGGTATTTTATTAAGTATCAGCATATTTATAATAAAAGAATATTATAAATGTCAGTATTAACTAGAGAAGAAATATTTCGTGAATATGCTAAATGTTTGCAAAGTCCTGCTTACGCTATAGAGAATTATATACAAACGTTTGATATGACTCAGAAAGGTTTTGTACCGTTTAAATTATTCATAAGGCAAAAAGAGATATTACAAGCTTATCAAAAATACAGATTCAATTTAGTAACTAAACCAAGACAAGCTGGTATTTCCACTACTACACAAGCATATTGTGCCGTAAAAGCTGCATTTGCTGATGACTCAAACCCAGAAACAATTGTTGTCATCGCAAATAAATTAACATTAGCAAAAAAATTTACTAAAGGTATAAAAGATTATGTTGCTCAATTACCTAGATGGGTGTGGGGTGATGAATATTATGGAACAAAGGAAAAAGAAAGTTTATCTATTTTTATAAAAGATTCCCAAATAGAAATTGAACTACCAAATGGTTCTAAAATTGTGGCAGTTGCTACATCAAAAGATGCATTACGTGGATATACCCCTACATTACTTATAGTTGATGAGGCAGCTTTCGTTGATAATGGGGCTGAATTATATGGTGCCGCTATGAGCAGTTTAAGTACTGGTGGTGGAGCTATTCTTATTTCAACACCTAATGGTTATGATGCATTATATTATAAAACTTACGAACAATCATTACAAGGGTTAAATGATTATAATATAATAGAATTATATTGGTATCAAGACCCACGTTATAATAAAGACTTAAAATGGCTTAAAGGTGATGAAGTAATACTAGAGTATGAATTCAAATTAGAATCTTTTGCTAGAATGATTAAAGCTGGTTATAAACCAACTTCAACTTGGTATGTTGATACGTGTAAATTAATGAATAACGATAAGAAACGTATTGCACAAGAGTTAGATGTTTCATTTTTAGGTTCTGGTGGTAACGTTATTGATGATGAATATATTGAGTTCCATAAATTAAATAATGTTAAAGACCCCAAATTTGTAGATAAAACTTATTTTGATGGGAATAGTGGATTTGTTTGGGTTTGGGAAGAACCAATTGAAGGACATCAATATATAATGGCTGCTGATGTTAGTAGGGGTGATGGAAGTGACTTTTCGGTTTTTACTATACTTGACTTCACAACAATGGAACAAGTGGCTGAATATCAGGGTAAAGTAGCCCCAGATATGTTTTCAGAAATCTTAAACAAGTATGGTTTATTATATAACGCTTATTTGGTAATTGATAATATTGGAATTGGTAATACTACTGTTTCAAAGATGATTGAATTAAAATACCCCAATTTACATCATGATGAGGTAGGTGAAAAGAAAACACCAGGTTTTAACATAAATGGTGTTAGATTAAATTTAATAGCTAATTTAGAAATAGCTGTAAGGACTAATACAATTAAAATAAGGTCAAATAGGGTTACTAGTGAAATGAAGACTTTTATTTATAGAAATGGTAGACCAGACCATATGGAAGGTTACCATGATGATACAATTTTAGCGTTAGGTATGGCATTATGGATATTGGAATCATCATTTAAAAAATTAGAAAAACTAGAAAAACAAACAAAAGCTATTTTAAGTAGTTGGGTTACTAGTAATCCTTCAAATACATCACCAACTACTTCTGTTTTTGATGATAAAAAGAAAGAATTAACAAAAAAAATAAATCCACAACATAGGGCTTATAGGAACGTTCAAGACCCAACAGGTCAATATATGTGGTTATTTGGTAAATAATTAAAAATATGGCAATAGGTAAAAAAGTATTTGTACAAAAAACATATGGTGCTCAATTATATAAATGGTCACCAGATACCACAGTAGTTAAAACATCAAATAATACATTAAATAAACGACCTTATTATTGTACTGCCACACCAAATTCACAAGGGCAAGATTGGATAACAACTTTTGCTTATAATATAGTTGTTTTAAATGGTGAACAACAGAAAATAGCATATGTTGAATGTAATTATGTAGAGTAACTATTGATAAGATTAAAAAAAAGAACTATATTTATAATAAAAAATTATGGCAGATAAAAATTTAACAATATTTCAAAAATTAGGACAAGTACTTGGGCCAGATGGTATTAAACAAAAACAACAACAACCCAAAACAACTCAACGATACAATATCGGAAATAATGAATTACTTAAAACTGATAGTAAAGCAGAATACGATAAGGCAAAATTACAAGGACAACAAAATAAATATTTAAATAGTGTTTGGAAAAAGGTTGAGAATGGTTTATTTCAACAATCTATTAATTATGAAACTACTCGTATTGGTTCATATGCTGATTTTGAAGCTATGGAGTTTTACCCATTAATTGGTGCTGCTATGGATGTTTGTTCTGAAGAGGCTACAACATTAAATGACAATGGTAGGATGCTTAATATATATTCTGATAGCAAACGTGTTAAAGGGATATTAGAAGATTTATTTTTTAATAGACTTGATTTGCATACCTCATTACCAATGTTTACTAGAAATACCATAAAATATGGTGATAATTTTGTTTATTTAAATATAGATGAAAGTAATGGTGTTATTGGGGCAAAACAAATGCCAAACTACGAAATGGAGAGAAGAGAAAGTGGGTTATTTGATATGATAAGTGGGAAAGAAACTGTAAATGCAAATGAAAAATTAAGTGGGTCAGATAAAGTTAAATTTTATTGGAGAGGTCGTGATGTTGAGTTTAATTCTTGGCAAATTGCACATTTTAGGTTATTAGGTGATGATAGACGATTACCTTATGGTACTAGTTTCTTAGAAAAAGCTAGAAGAGTATGGAAACAATTACTTTTAAGCGAAGATGCTATGTTAACTTATCGTGTAACTAGAGCACCTGAAAGACGTGTTTATAAGATATTTGTTGGTAATATAGATGATGCTGATGTTGAATCATACGTAAACGCTATTGCTGATAGATTTAAAAGAATGCCTATTGTTGACCCACAAACTGGTCAAATGGACCTTCGTTATAATCAACTTAGCAATGACCAAGATTTCTTTATACCAGTTAGAAGCGAAACCGCACCAAATCCTATTGATACTTTACCAGGTGCATCTAATCTAGATGCTATTGCCGATATTGAATTTTTAAGAAGTAATTTATTTACAGCTCTAAGAGTACCTAAAGGTTTCTTAGGGTTTGATGAAGCTACTGGTGATGGTAAAAATCTTGCTTTACAAGATATTCGTTTCTCAAGAACTATTAATAAGATACAACAATCAATGCTCCAAGAGCTTAATAAGATTGCTATTATTCATTTATATATTCTTGGTTTTGAAGAAGACTTAGATAATTTTACATTAACACTTAATAATCCATCCACTCAAGCTGAAATGCTTAAAGTTGAACATACACAATTAAAGGTTACTCTTTATAAAGATGCCGTTTCGGATGCTGGAAATGGATTTGGGGCAATGTCAATGACTCGTGGTAAAAGAGAGATACTTGGTTGGTCAGATGATGAAATTAAACAAGATTTACTTGAACAAAGAATGGAGAAAGCTGCTGCTGCTGAATTAGCTAATTCATCAAATGTAATCAAACATACTGGTATGTTTGATGTTGTTGATAGAATTTATGGTGATTATAAGTTAGCATTAGAAGGTGGTGGTGGTGCCCCAGAAGAAGGTGAAGCACCTGCTGGTGGTGGAGGCGGAGGCGGAGCATCATTCGGTGGTGGTGGTTTAGGTGGTGAGGATTTAGATTTTGGTGAAGAGGCTGAAGGTGGTGAAACTGCTGAGGCTGGTGCTGAGGCTGGTGCTGGTGAAGAACTTGCTGGTGGAGCTGAAGGTGAAGCTGAAATACCAGAAGCTGGTGCTGAAGAACCAATAGCTGAATCAATTAAAAAAGTCGATAAACTATTAAAAGAACAAAAAGTTGTTTTAGGTAAAAAACTTAACGAAAGAACTGAGAAATATAAAAATATTTTCATAAATAGATTAGTTGATTCTATAAAACCAGACACTACATTACGAGAAGAGAAGGTTAAGATTTACGATAAAAACGTAAAAATTAATGAAGGAATAAATAATATGATTTCAGACATTGATAAAATGTTGGATGAATAATTAGTTTTTTCTAACAAATAACGATATTTATTAATTAAAACAAATAAAATGCAAAACTTCGGTAAGATAAAGAACGCTTTTAATACATTACTCTCTGAAAGTATATCATCAAAGAACGATGAGAGTAAAAAGTTATTTAAAAAATATCTAGAAACAATTAAAGAAAATAAGATATTAAAAACGCAATTTTTAATCATAAACAATATTGAAAATAAGTGTGAATCGGATAAAGAAAAAGCCACCCAATTTGTTAATGGAAATATTAATTTATTTACAGCTTTTAATAATAAAGATATAATGGAAGCTAATAATATTTTATCAAAATTTATCCCTTTAAGTAACCAAGATTTAATTAATAATGATTTACCTTATGAACATAAAGATTTACACGAAAATATTGCTAAATTAATTTTTACAAAAAGAACACCAAAAAATATTGATGTTATTATTGAAACTACTGATAATATTGTTAAATATGTGTTAAATAATAAACCTAAAGAAGTTAATGAAATTATTGATTTACCATCTAGTATGATATCTACAATGATGATAGATAAATATAATAATAAATATTCATCATTAGACGAATCAGATAGAAAAATATTGAAGGTGATTATTAATTCTACAGATATAGAAAAGAGAGAAGTTTATATGTCCACAATAAGAGAATGTATTGATTTGATAGATGGGAAACTTAAAGATTCAGATTTAGATGCTAAAGATAAACTGTTACGAGTTAAAGATAAATTATTAAACGATAAATTAGAAATAAATGAAGAATTTACAAAAAATATATCTAAACTTGTTGAGTTAAAAAATAATTTAAATAATAATTAATATAAAATAAATATAATATGGCTAGTGTTCCAAATGAAAATATTTTAAAGTTAAGAAAATTAACTGAAAAATTAAATGATGATAGTTTTGATGATAGTTATAAAACTATAATTAAAAAATTAAAAAAAATTGTTTCCGAAGGGAAAAATGAAATAGATAATAATAATTCAGAACACGCTAAAATAAAATGTTATGAAACAATGTGTAGTGCTATAACAACATTATTAACAACAATTAATTTGTAATTATGAGTGAAGATAAAGAAACTTGGGGTGATTACGGTAAATTAGTCCTTAAGGAAATTGAAAGACTTAGTGAAGGTCAAGAAAAAATGAGAATTGATATGGATGCTAAATTTAATGAACTTAACCAAAAAATAAACGAATTCAAATCTATTGAGAAATCAGTAATTAATCAAAGTAGTTGGATTGATAAGGTTAATGACGTTTGGTCACCAACACAAATGAAGGAAGCTAAGGATGAAATATATAAACAAAAAGGTAGGTGGATTGCCGCTATTGCTGTTATATCGGTAGTTCAAATGATTGTTGGTATCGGTATAACCATTTGGGTTAAAATGCATTAAAATATTTTGTTTTAATTAAAAATAATAAAAGTGCTATAAAAGGCACTTTTTTGTTTTATAATACTTGACTATATCAAAAAAAAATACTATATTTATACCTGGTAAAATAACATAGTATAATATTATAAAATCGTGAGTAAAACAGGTAAAGAAATTAAAATAAGTAAGTTTAATAATTATAGTGTAGTCATTGGTTCTACCAATAATAAAAACTCTAAAGCCAATTATATTAATATATCTGCTTGGGCCGAGCCACAGTTTTTTGAAGAAGTTAATTATAAAAGAATAATAAAAGATATAAATAAAAAAATTAAACAATTATTATTTAATCTATTAAGTACTAATGATTATGATGAATTCTCACAAGATAAAACAATAGTTGATTTGGATATAAGAGAAAGTGGAATTAGATATGGTAAAAGAAGTTTTATTAATTGTGAAATAACATTGTTTTTAAAATCTGAAATACAAGTAAATTCAGATTATATGAAGCTAATGTTAGATAAAATAATCGATGATGTTATAAACACTACGTTAGAAACAAATAAAGTTTTTAAATTTTATAAGAAGAAAAATTAAAAAAAAAATAATTAAATTTTACAACCCTAATCGAAAGATTGGGGTTTTTTTGTTTTATATAGATATTTATTTAATATTACTATAAAATATGAAAGATTTTTCTGATTTAAAAATAATTAAAAGAGGTAATACTGGTACTGGTATATTAGTAGAACAAGATTCTGGAATAATAGACCCTACAGATAAAAGAAATCAATCGTTTATTAATGAAATCCATAACGTAGAATCAGGTAAACTAGCTATTGTTGAGCCATTGGTTGTATATGTTATATTACAAAAATACGGAATACTTAATCGTAATGGTAGAGTATATCCAGAAGCTATCCTAAAAAAACAAAATGAACTTTACCAACAAGCTATCAGAGAACGTAGAGCTGTAGGTGAGTGTGACCACCCTGAGTCTAGTGTTATAGCAGCTGATAGAATCTCTCACAACATTATAGAAACATGGTGGGAGGGACACACATTAATGGGTAAGATGGAAGTTCTTATGAGTCCTGGGTTTATTAAATTAGGTATTGTATCAACTAAAGGTGATGAAGTTGCTAATCTATTAAGAAATAGAATTAAAATAGGTGTGTCATCTAGAGGTGTTGGTTCTTTAAAAGAAGGAAAAAATGGTGAACAGATAGTACAAGATGATTTTGAAATAATATGTTGGGATGTTGTTACCGCACCATCTACACCAGATGCTTGGATATTTAAAAATAAAGAGGAATCTAAACAATACGTTGAAAATACTGAGATTAAGAAACCTAATATCAATGAAAATTTAAACGATAAATTAGATAAATTTTTATTAGATTAATAATAAAAAAATATTTTTTTTCATATAAAAAGGTTTTTTCGTAAAATAACATATATTTATTAACAAGTGAGATTAATTATCTTGCTATTTATCAATAAATAAAAATAAAAAAAATAAAATGGCTGATAAAAAAACAATACTTGAAGAAGCATTATTAGATATTAAAAATATCCAAAACGCTTTAAATGCCAACACAAAAGAAATACTTCGTAGCGTAGCTAGAGAAGAAATTGATAGTGTTGTAAAAGAATCACTTTTAAAAGAAGATGATTTTGAAGAAGAAGATTTAGATGCAGAACCAACTAATGGTTCAGTAGATTTAGGTGGTGAGGCTGATGCCGCATCTTCTGATATCTCTACTGATGAAATAGGTGGTGAAGAATCTGAAGAATCTGAATTAGGTGGCTTAGATGACATTGAAGGCTCTGAAGAAGTGGCTCCAGAAATGGAACCAGAATTAGGAATGGACGCTGATGCGTTAGGTGGAGAAGAAATGGATATGACAAGTGCGTCTGATGATGATGTAATCGCAATTTATAAAAAATTAAGTGGCGAAGACGAAATTGAAATAGTAGGTGATGAAATTCACTTATCAATTTCTGAACCAGGAGAATACGTTATTAAAACAAACGAAGCTCCAAAAGGTGGAATAGACAGCGCACCTGTTGATGTAGATTCTTTATCACCAATGGGTGATGATGAAGCTGGAGAAGAAGGTGGTGTTGATTATGAAATCGAAATGGGTGATGAAGCTGGTGCTGATGATGAATCAATTCCAGATGATTTAGTTCCAGTTGGTGAAGAAGGTGAAGAAGAAACATTAGATGAGAAAATTAGTGTAGGTACTGGTATGAGTGTGGGAACACATCGTAACAAAAATACTTCTGGTTCTATCGGTGCTGGTGAAAACCCTAAATCTAAACTTGATGAATCTATTTCTAAAAAATTAGTTTCCGAAACAAAAAAGAAATACAACACTTTGTTGACTGAAGCAAAAAAATTAAAAGACGAAAATGAAGAATTTAGAAAAGCTCTAAAAGTATTCAGAAGTCAATTAGTTGAGACTGTTGTGTTCAATTCTAATCTTACGTATACTACTAGATTATTTATGGAACATTCAACTACTAAAGCTGAAAAACAAAATATCATTAAAAGATTTGATAGTGAAGTGTCAAATCTTGTAGAGTCTAAAAAACTTTACAAAGCTATCGCTAATGAATTAGAAAATAGAAAACCTATTAATGAATCAGTAGATAGAAAAATAATAAAAGAAGTTACTACAGGTGCATCTAAACAATTAAACGAAA